ACGCCAGTTTGCCGATGGTGCTGTTCCATAGTTTTGCGATGGCGTTAAAAATTGAACGGTAAATGTTTAGCACGCCTGTTATGTAATCTTTCAAAAAATCTAAACTGGCGGTGACACCGTTTTTGATAAAACTAAACACAGAGTCAACTACGGTTCGCACGATCTCAAATCGTTTGTATAAAACAACTAGCGCGGCAACGAACGCAACAATTCCGATAATGACTAGCGCTATCGGATTGGCTGACATAACAAAGTTAAACGCAGCCTGCGCGCCTGTAGCGATCTGTGTGGCGATAGTCCATGCTTTAATTGCGATGTTGGCGATCACAATGGCGGCTGCAAAACCACCGACAACGCCTGAAATGATTAGAAATGCTTTTGTGTTTTCTTGTGCCCATGCCGCCATTGGCTCTAAAATTTCTAACAACTTTTGCAACACAGGCAACAGCGCTGCACCAATCGATTCTTTGGTTTCGTCCATCGCTATTTTCATTCCAGCCATACGGCCTTCAAATGACATTGCTGCGGTTGTTGCAGCACCACCGAACGACACCGCTAACGCATCAGTAATTTCTGCCATGCTTGATTCGGAAGTTATAACGCCTTTAAGCGACGGGTCTAATTTTGTTAGCGCAGCAGTTGACCCGTTGTATGCCTTACCCAATGCCAGCGTGACCGACTCTAAATCTTTGCCAGTTGCCGCGCTAATGTCCAGCGCTGTGTTCATCAAATCTTGTGCAGCCTCAACCGATCCAGTTGACCTAACTAGATTCGACATCGCTGGTCTTAACTGGTCATCAGCCACCGCAAACGCACGCGACATGCCCGAAATAAAATCCTCATTGGCGGCGACCGCTTCCTCAGTAGCGCCAGCGCTACTTCGCAACTGTTGTGCTAAAAGTTCTTGCGCTTTCTGATCCTCAGCAGCCGATTTAGTTGCCAAACCTAAACCAGTTGCCAAACCACCCAAAACGCCGATTGCTGGCAACATCGCTTTTTTTAATGCAAACGCAGATTTAGCGCCAGCGCCTTCTAACTGTTTGAATTCGGCCATCGCCTTCGATAAACCTTTGCCATCAAATTCGGTGACGATAGGTATAGATACAGCCATTAGTTCAATTCCTTTTGCACGCGTTTCATTAGTCGATCAATTAATGTTTCAACTTCGACTTCAACTTGGTTTTTGTTTCGTTCCCATGCTGGCCATACAAATCGTGATGCTGTGCCATATCGTGCGCTTAAACTTTGCACCATTTGACCGCCTTGTCGTGTTGGCACTTTGCCTTTGCCTGACATGTCTAACAGCGCCGCACTAGGCCCTGTGTAACGCACAAAAAATGTCGCCAAATTTGTTGACGCGCCACGATATTCCCTAACTTTTTTGCCTGACACACCCGATGCAACTTTGTTTTGTTTGTCGCTATACGGGAACATTTGAAAACCTGACGCTGTTGTCCATTTGCGCGCCATGCCTGATAGCGGTGCAGATTTAGGCAATTTGCTTTTTATGTCGTTTGTGACTGGTGCGGTGATCTGTTTGAAATCTTTAGTTAGATCGCGGCGCGCCTGTTTATCAATGCTGTTCAATACGCGCAACGCATCTTTTACACCGACAACGGTTGTGCTGGCGCTAATGTTGTCAGCCATTTCGGGCCTTGCGATCTTTGTTAATCAATTCAATAACCGTGTTCATATCGTCAATTTCAAACGATATTTCAGCAGGCCAAAAACCAGTCGCCACAAGAATCTGCGCTAATCCGTAGCGGTATGAACCGCGCCTACTTTTGGGTCGTTGACCGCCGTTGGCAGACAAGACTTCAACGATTTCAAATAATCATCAAACATGGCTGGCACAACTACACCTGAAAGTTTTGATGCCTCGTAAGCCAAATATGCTAAATCCTCTTGACCGATTGCGCTGCCAAGTTCTGATGCTTTGCGTTTGTATTTGCGTTCCCATAGAACAGTCGTGAATAGTGTTGTCTCGACTGTGACTGGATCGCTTCCATCTAGGAATTGAACTTCTAGTGATAATTGCATTTGTTGCCTTTCTCGGTACAGCCTTTATAAGACTGGCTTGTTTTGTTAGTTCTCAGCGGCCCAAGCCGCGCGATCATGCGCCTACGGCTTTAGTAAGTACGCCGCCAGTAAATGTCAGCGTGATTGTTGACAGTTCGCCAAGTGATGCGTTAATCGGTGTGTGCGATTCAAGGTAAGCGCCTGTCAGCGTGTAGATCGGATTTGTTGCCGATGCGACACCAGTTGCAGGTGCAAGCACAACATTTGTTGTAATACCGACCAAACCGTAGATTGTCGCCTCAGTTTCTGACCCTGCGTACGATTGATATAGTTCAACTTCGACGCTGTTGTTTTGCAACGATGTCACCGATGATGCACCAAATTTGCGTGCTGTGTCACCAAATGCAGTTGTTTCTAATTGTTCGTAAACATAGTTCAATGTTGCGCTGGTGCATTGGTCGCGCAAATCAACGCTGTTAATGGTCACATTTGGATTTGATAGATAGACGCTGGTTGCCATGTTTTATTCCTTTTCGTTTGTGTCTTTAGTTTTAGCAGGTTTTTTGGCGGTCTGTGTGGATATATGGCCGCCTTCGATTAACGCTTCAATGTTTACGCCATCTAGATCGTCGCTTGTAACAACATCGCCAGGTTTGAAACCTGCCAATCTTGCTGATGTAACTAGGTAATTTGCCATGTTTGTTTCCTATGCCGTTTGTGCTTGAACATTTGCGGTCACTTCGTAACTTGGATATTCAACGCCGCCTATAAGCGTACTAGTTGGTCTGCCATCGGTAACGGCAATATTGGCCGCCAGTACCTTTGACATGATGTTGAGTAGCGATCTTTGTGCATCTAGGTTCGCTGGCCCTAGTGTGATGATTTTGACGGGAAACATTAATTTGACGATGTTGTAGTTCCAAGCATTAAACGATGGCGCGTCTATAAACACACACGGCGGTTGCATATTGCGTGGATCGTTCACAACCGCTGGCATACCTGTAGCAGCCACCAGCGTCGCTGTGAGATCGTCTAGCGCCTCATTAAACAGATCGGTAAATGCAACAGGCATCAGGCCACCTGTGGACGGTCGACACCTAACAGTTGCTTAACCAATGGCGACAGACCGTTGGTTGATCCTGTCGACATGCCATCAAATGATGCAAAATCTGTTATTGATCCGCGTTGGCGGTACAGCGCGCCGCCATACATGACGGTCGCTAATTTGACATCTTGACTTGGCACAACTGTAAGCGAATCGGCATATCCGACTTCCTGCCTTCTGCGATAACAGAACGCATTCGAAGCGGCTGCACAGATTGTTAGGAATGTTGTGTCGCCTGCTGTGGCTGTTCCTATGCCGATCCAATCCTCGATGTCGGTTGCTGTGATCCATGTGCAGACCTGCGTGTATGTGACAACACCTGAATAGTCGGCAACAAATTCAACTGCTGTACCTGTGCAGGCGTACAGCACTTGGTTCGGTACAGCAATATTTGTGTCATATAAAAATTCGCCAGTTTCACCATCAACACCAATGAACTGGTATTGCGGTAACGCTAGAACTGTGAATGTACCGCTGAATGGTGCTGCTAAACCTGAAACAGTTACTGATTCGCCCAACGCGATTTCTGACGATTCAAGCGTAGAAATGCACGCATAGTTGTCTAGTAGTTGTTTCGTGGCTGTTTTATATGTTGCCATAGGCGGTTTGGCCGCCTACGACTAGGCAACAACGATGGACTGAATGAATGACGATTTTGCGACGAATGTAGCGAAATAGCCGTAGTAACTAAATGTTCGGCCAAGCGTTGCAGGTACTTCTACCGACATCACGCCTTTTTGCTGTTCGTAGATTTCAAAACCTGGTGCGTAAACAACAAGCAGCGTGCCCGATGCAAAGTTGTTGTCAACAACCATATTTAGGCCATAAATATTCTGACTCGAATACTGCAAACCTGATGTGTTGCCAACGCCGTTGAATGTTGTCATTCCGCCGCCGTTGTAGCCAAGTAGTGGTCGCTTGTCTCCGTCCAACTGCTGACCCAATTTTTGCCACACATCTGGTGATACACAAATGTGAGTCGGGAAGTAGTTGCTGTCCTCTGCAATTTCGCGCGACGCATCATAGATCGATTCAATCAACGATGATGGATCGGTCGTATTAACTGTCCATGTTGACCCTGACGCTGTTTTACCTGCGACAAGGTTGTCGGCTGCAATGTTGTCGGTAGCGATCAAGTATTCGCCAGCCAAGTCATTCAAAATCAAATTCATCGCTGCTGGATCGGTGAAATCCATGTCCTGAACTGACAATGTAACTTGTCCAGCAACAGTTGATTTTGTAACAACATTTGATGCGATAACCATTGTTGTTGCCGATACTGCGGCAAGTTCTGATGATTGTGCTGCCGCGCTGGTGTGCGTGGTGATCGTTGGTCGAATAAATGTTTTGCTTGGTGTGTTCGGCATCGCGCGCGCACCAAATGCTGTGACAACTGGACGAACAAAGTTCAAATCTTGAAACAGCGGTGAAACAACTGGAACTGGCAAAAGTCCAGGTGTGTCAGTTGTGACGATGTCGCCTGCGGCTGCTTGCAACGCTGATTGATTTCTTGCGGCTGCTGCCTTGCATGCTTCCTGCACTTTGCGGAATGTGTCGCCGCCAATGTGCATCGCTGCCATGTATTCGCCAGGTGTTGGCATCTTAAATTCTTGTTTTGGTTGTGCCCAAAGTTTGTCAACAGTTGATTGTGCTGCTTCAACTACTGGTGCTTCGATTTTGTCGGTCATGTCTGTTTCCTTTGTTGTGTCTTGATCTGATTGTATAGCAGTTTCTGTTGGTGTTTCGTGGATACTCTCGTCGGCTGGTTTGCTGGCCGCAACATGTTCAATGATTGCACCGCTGAAAGCGCCTTGACTGACCAGCGATAATTCGGTCCATTCAGCAGATTCGACAATCATTGTGCCATCGTCGTCAAAACTAAATTTGATTGGATTGACACCGACTGAGACCGCATCTATAACGCCATCATTGGCAAGCGTCAAATATTCGTCGCCTAATCGTGTGGCGCTGATCTTGGCCGTAAACAACATGCCCTGCGGTGTGTCTACGCGTTCCATCAATTTGCCGATGATTTGGTTGCTGTCATGCTGTCCGAAAAGTTTCGGGTCGCGACCCGTGACTGGTAACGACCCTTGCAAAAATCTTACCCGTGTACCGTCTGAAACTGTGGCTGTTTCGTCATAAGTGACTGCAACGCCGCTGATTGATCGGCGCGGCAATCCGTCTGCCGCTGCCGCATCAACCGTGATCTGTGAGGGGACTAATTGGATCATGATGGTGATACTACACTTTTTGTTTCGGTTGTTTCGCGCATTTCGTCCATTGAGTATTCGCCTTTCAAATATTGTTCAACATCAAATTCGACATAAGTGCCGTTAGGTAGCACATTGTTTTGGCTGAGTGTGCCAGCAATACAATCGGCATAAGCGCGAACGCCAAATGTCCACAAATCCATGCGCGATTCGGCACTTGACTGGTAGGAATATGATCCGACGCTGATGCCTGCAAGGTATGGCGGAATGTTGCACAATCGGGCCATTTCCATAGCCTGAAATTCGGCGCTGTCAATTAACAGCATTTTGTCAGGTGATGTCAATGTTTCTGTGTAGGTAACAAATTCGTTTAGTGCGGCTGTTTGGTTTGTTTCGCGTGCCGCGTTAAACGCCGCTGCTAGGTCTGCTAGTTCTTGTGCGCTTAACGGTTCGCCACCTGTTTGTCGAAGTACGCCAGCAGGAATAGCCGACGACGCGTTTCTGTAGCGTGCGGCTTCAAGTTTTAGCGCGGTTGCAACTGCCTGTTCTGACATGTAAATGATGCCCTGAATTGGTGACAAGAATTGAATCACATCATCAGGATTTAATTCAGCGCCTTGAAACATGATTTGTTTTGATGGTGCAAACCACACAGGCCCTGTTTGATCAAGTGTTTGAATCATCGCAGCAGGTATGCGCGTGAACGCTGTTGGATAATTATCGGCAGTCCTAGCGGTGACATATAAAAACGATCTGCCAAAAAAGAAAAGGTCGTCCAGTAACCAGGCAAGTGTGAATGAATTGGGAACACTTGGATCAATGCGTCGCAACCATGTGCGCGGCGCTAGTGGCACTTTTTCCATTTCGTTGCCGTTCCAAATTTCTGTGTACATCTTTAAATTCATGCAACTAATAACGCTGGCCATCAAATCGCGTGCCCGACTAATTGTTGGCACACTCATCGCACGATTGCGCGCAGGGCCTTCAATATAGGAATAATATTGGCCGATCATTTGCGCGCCACCGTTGTTCACCGTGTTGGTGTAATACGCAGCCGATCCAGCAGCAGCCGCTTTTTGTGGTTGTGGCGATATTGCAGCCTTGCTGACTGTGCGATTAAAAATGCCCATGCGCTAAGTATGCCACCAAACTAAATCACCGTTGTGTATAGGCGACCGCCAATCCGTAACCGAGAAAGTGAGGCATCAACGGCCGCCCGACAAAATACTAGCCACCAGCCACAACAATCATCGGTTTACCTGTTGTGGTTGGTCGTGATGCCAGCGCCGCTGACCACACTAAACAACGCGCCAATTCAATTGGGCCTGGTGATCGTTGCGATGATAACGCAATACTGTTTTGTGACCGTACTGCGACCGCACGCTGGACATGTTCAGCCAGCATTGTTTCGCCTGTGTGCCATAACAATTTTTCGTGAATCATTGACCTTATGCGCGGCGTAAATTTTAGGATTTCTGCATATCCGACGACAATGCGGCGGCGCTCTAACGCGGTTGGCCAATGAATGTCGATTGATGGCGATATAGCAAATTTGACTGTTAAGTCTTTAGCGATTTGGTTCACTTCGTTTAGCATTTGGTCGTAGGTATCGGCAACAAATGCGACCGTGACAACTGTGCGACGGTCGGGCAATACGACTGATCTGACACCGAAATATCGTTCGTCTGTTAATGACGATTCAATGGCGACAACACCGCCAGCAGGTATCGGATCGGCATATTCCAGTTCTGTCCAAATTCCTGGCTGAATCCAAGATTTGTCACTGGCCACCCATAAATTACATGATGCCCTTAAAAAACTTATGCGGTCAGGATTTTCGGATTCTGCTGCAATAGTTTTCATGTCCAGTGTCGTGCCCAATGCAGGATT